TCTCCCGCGAGTTCCAATTGGCCCGAGGGTTCGGTGACCCCCACGCCCAAGTGTCCCTTGTACAGGGTCACTTGGGACTTGGACCCCAAAAAGTAATCCTTTTGGTAGTCGTAGAGTTCCTGGACCTGTCCAGCGTTCAGGGCCTTGGAGTAGAGACGGAAGTTCGCGATGGAACCATCTAAATGTGTATTCCCAGCTGCAAATCCACCCAAACGAAGTGTTAAAGAAGTTGCCAGTGATAGGACAGTTCCGCCCACTCCACCACTAGATACATTACCACCGAAAGTATATGGTCTTCCATCAATATACGCAATCAAATTTGATTGTTTCCATCCACCCCCGGGGTACACGAGAGATATGTGATTCCACTGATTAGTTGTGAATGTGTAGTCAATAGGAAAATCTAAAGTCCATGACGCAAAAATAATTTGATTTGAAGAATTCTTGTATATGGCTACAGTTTGATATATAGTCTGGTTAATACCAAGTCTCAAAATATATTGATTACTGTCAAAATCGTCATTTTTTAACCAGAAACTAATTGTGAATGGGTTGTCACTACCAGGTATAGACAGACTCGTTTTCTCCATGAGTGAAGATGTTCCATTAAACACAAAAGCTCCATCGGAGACGCTGACATCGGTTGGTGACCCATCATTCGAATTTGGGGAAAGGTCTTCTATAGAAGTCACGGCCCCGTCCGCCAAATCCTTCGCATCATAGTAGACCTCCAACTGGGTCCCCGTGGTCGCCGGCACGTTGTACACGGACTTTAGGGTGGTGTCTAGGGAGCCACTGCCTTCTTCGTAGCCGTAGAGTTCCCATTCACCCAAATCGAGAACCCCATCTCCATCACTTAGATTTTTAACGACAAACGCAAAATGGTTATAATAGTTTGTGTCATTAATTATGTATGTTTCATCCAATGCAGTGTTACTCATACCACTAAATTCTTTCAAAAATGTCCAATCTGTTCCATTAGTACTCCCTAAAAAGGTTATTTTACCCGGAGTTCTAGTTGCCGGGTCAGTGTTCTCTCTGATGATAGTGTAGTCTAATTTAATAGCCGTGGGTAATTCCAGTTTGAGAAAAGCACCATCATGTGGTGTCCCGGATGTGTCGGATATGCTACTAGAGTTACTACCATTGTATTGGTATGGAGATAATGAGTCATACGAATCGGTACTTCCCTGTGCGGTCCAACGGGTAGACCTATCACCATCGAACATATGATACGCGACATGTGTCGCATTTTGAGTTGATGGCGTTACGACGTATCCACCCTGCGACGCCGAAGTCATAGCCACCTCCGGGTACTTCCGCAGGGGTCGATCGTGGGGTCCCGTGTATTCGGTGACCACGTTGGAGTCCACGGAGATGGACATAGGGCTTGTATAGAATGTATTCCCACTCACGGTCAAATTAGAAGAAACGATTGCATTCCCACTGACGGTCAACTCACCACCCACCTCAACATTCCCCGTAGTCACAAGGGATGTATCTGCATTTTGAAGTTCAATAGTTAGGGGTGTAGTATTACTGACAGCGGTAATTGCTTCGAGTCCGTGTTGTGCGGCAACATCAACTGTACCAAATGTCAAAGGTCCATCTACTGCAAGACTACCATTCACGTGGAGGGTAGCTGCTGGTTGGTCGGTACCGATACCGACGCGTGTCAGTTCAGTATTCACGAATAGGTTAGCCTCGCCCACCTCTAAATTCGATCCACCTATGGTACCTTTACCAATCACAAGTTCTCCGCCGATTTCAACGTTGGATGCAGTTATAAAACCCAGTGTCGGGTTAGTAAATGAAATTGTATGAGGTGTCACATTTCCTGCGTCAGTGACTGTCTCAAGTGGGTATGATGGTTTAATACCTAATGCACCCAAAAACATAGATTCAGCTGTAATATCACCATCTACCACGAGGACGTTGGATCCCGTATCATCAACGAAAAGGTTGGAACCAACACTCAATGTATGTTGAGGAGTGTTATTCATGATACCCACGTTTATAGAAGTGGTTGTAGGATTTTGTGGATAATGTATGATTCCCGTCGCCGTAGTCCAAGCAGATGTTCCTCCACCGGAAGGGAGATTTACGAGTCGGCTACCATCACCAACAAAGTATGTCGCGTTCACATTTCCCGTTACTTTTAGAATACCATCAGTCGCGTCGTCGTCAACATAAAGGTTGGATCCGACGGAAAGATCGTGTATGGGGTTGGCATTAGAAATGCCTACACTACCAGCGGTGTAGTATAATTCATTAGTACCAGAAGTTTTAGTCCAATGACTGGTTCCACTACCACCGCCACCACTGGGAAGACCTGTCAACTGACTACCATCACCAATAAAGTAACCTGCAACGACATTTCCGGTGACTTCAACATTACCACTCGCAGTCAACGATGTAGAAGTATTTGTAAACTGTACCGTATTTGATGTTGTATTACCAGAGTCAACAGCATCTCCGAGTGTAACCGAAGTTACAATACCAGAGAGTTTACTACCATCACCAATGAAGTAGGCCGCTTCTACATTTCCTGAAGTTACTACGTTTCCAGCAACTTCAACATTACCACTGGCAGTCAACGATGTAGAAGTATTTGTAAACTGCACAGTATTTGATGTTATATTACCAGTGTTTACGGCATCTCCCAACGAAACCGAAGTTACAATACCAGAAAGTTGGCTACCATCACCAACAAAGTGATCGGCCGTGACATTCCCAGTAGCTACAATATTACTACTCGCCCTCAAGGAGGTTGTAGGGTTTGTAAATTCTATTGTATTAGTTGTTGTTGGGCTATTGTCGGTGACTACTTGTAATCCCGAACTTGTTACCGTACTTATACCAGTGAGTAAACTACCATCACCAACAAAGGTAGATGCTGTAATTTTGGAAGCCTCGACATTTCCAGATGCGACAATACGCCCAGAAACGATGAGTTCCGACTCCGGTGAGATACTTATCGTAGCCCCCATCCCGGAGTGTTGTGTGCAGTAATAATACAAGGTCGTAGGGGCACCCGCGGGGACCGTAAATATAAACTTATCGGGATCGGATAAATCTACACCATTGTCGTAATTATCAGTATTTGGGTTTGCCCATGTAGAGCTAGTTGCTAATCTAAAAGGATGACCACCCGCGTTGGAAGCTGTTATGTCAAATATATATGTTTGATGTTCATGAAGTTCGATTAAAGGACGATCTACACCGTCGATGTGGTATTTATTAACATTATTGACCTGTTGTACTGTCACAACGAATGTCTTAGTAGTACCGATCGTCTCAACATTACGTATGAGTGACCGTTTTGACGATACAAAATCGGTGACGACCCGACCCTGCCCAAGGGGGGCGACGACGAGTTCCGCAGTCGGAGAGATACTTACCCTAGCCCCCATACCGCTGTGATTGGTGCAGTAATAGTAAAGTGTTGAAGGAGCACCTGTGGGAACGACGAACGTTCGTATTTCGTCACTTCCATAGGTACCCGTAGTTGTTATACCTGAAGTGTATGCACCACCGTTAGCAGTTTCCGAAAATATAAAAGGGTGACCACCACCCGCCAAAAGAGTTGAACTAGAAAAATCGAATTTATACGTCTGATGTTCATGAAGTTCGAGTAACGGACGATCTACGCCGTCGATAAAGTATTTGCCATTTCCACCTACTGTCACAACGAATGTCTTAGTAGTACCGATAGTAGCTATGTTGCTCACATTTAGAATACCACCATCAATGGTGACGTCTCCTGTCAGTCCGTAGAAATTCTTAGAAGACATGCTACCTTATAGAAAGGTGATAAAATAAATTTAATAGTCAAACGTGATTTCGTTCGTGTTATTCTTGTCAATACTCGTCACACCACCCGTACCCAGGGGTGACGTATATTCGACGTGTACGCCATATGTTCCGTCACTCAAAAGACCCACGGAGGGGGTGAGGGTGACCGTGGTATCGGTTGTATTGATGGCTGAGTTCCAGTGTTTGGAATTCTGATCACCGATGATATTGAGGAACCCCTTTCCAATGTTACGCCCCGTACCACCAGTGACATCCAAATTGAGGACACTGATATTACTCGTGGGTTCCACCAGGTGGGCAGTAATTTTGGCTGAGAAGAGTTGGGAATCGAAGACGACATTTATTTCTGGGGTGGTCGAGGCTGTGATGGTACCCGCCGAGTAGCCGTAGGTTTTCTTTGTGAGCCCCCCAAGATTGGTAACGAGGCCATTGGTCACGGTCAACGTGTTCGATAATGTATTATTTTGTGTGATTTCCTTGGATGTGGGATTATAGGTGAGAAGGGATGTCCCAGAGTTTTCGCGGATGGGGGCTACATAAAATGCATTGGATATAGAACCATTGAGTCCCTGTCCACTGGCGTTGATCACGATCGAGTTGTCAGGTTGATCGGTTTGTCCGGCCGAAGTACCGATCGCAACGGCCATACGACCCTGATTATTAGAACCCGCACGGTAACCTATAGCCACGGAAAAATCATTTTGGGTTAATTCACCTGCACTATCACCTATAGCTATAGAACCCTGACCCTGTGTATCATTACCAGCATCTAAACCTATAGCTACTGCATTTGGTTGTTGATCGGTATGCCCCGCATTGTGACCGATAGCAACAGTGTCCGTTCCCTGGCCGGTATGCCCCGCTTCCTGTCCAATGGCGATCGCATCGGTTCTCTGACTATTATACCCGGAATTCTCACCGATGGCGATTTGATTCAATTGAGTATTTTGGGTACCACCACCCGAACCGGAACCTATACGCGTTCTCGAGAATTGCCCGGCATCAATCAGGCGGAGGACTTCGAGTTCCCCCGATACATGTGCAGTACCAGTTACGTGGAGATTCGCGGTCGGGTTCGCGTTAGAGATACCAACTTTCCCCGTGGTTACAAGGGTGGTCAAAAGGGCTCCGTCGCCTACGAATCGAGACGCATAGACGTTACCGGTGACATGAAGGACGTTGGACCCCTGGTCATCCACATAGAGGTTGGAACCAACGTCAAGGTTGTGGATGGGTGCTGTATTGGCAATACCAACTTTCCCCGTGGTTACAAGGGCGGTAGACCCGTCGAACTGTACCGTGTTGGTAGTGACGTTACCGTTGGTGGTAATTTCGTGAAGGTTCGAAGCGATATTTGTCAAAAGGGCTCCGTCACCTACGAATCGAGACGCATAGACGTTACCGGTGACATGGAGGACGTTAGACCCCTGGTCATCCACATAAAGGTTAGAACCAACGTCAAGGTCGTGGATGGGTGCTGTATTGGCAATACCAACACTATCTTGTAACAAAGTCGTCCCAACGACTGTTATGTTTTCAGAGACGGTCAAGTTATTTTGTGTGATGAGGTTCCCCAGAATTTCCACGGTGATCAGGTTAGAGTCGTCAAATACGTGATTATCGACCACAGTGTTTTGTGTGTACCCAATCGTAAAAGTGTGGTCATGAGGGTCGGAGTCGCCTTGAGCTTCACCATGGTGGATCAGAGCGATGTTCTTACCCGGGTGTTGCATGATGATACCGATATCAAGTTCGTGAGACACGTTGTTATTGGCGATACCGATGATGCGGTCATTGATCACGAGATTGTTTGATTCGATGGCATACGAATTACCATCAACGACAATGTTTCCAAGAACTTCAAGATCCGAAGAGATGACGATGGTTCCGTTGGAGCGACCGATGGCGGAATTTTCGAGAAAGTTTCCGGTACCCACGATGGGGATTTTATTCGCCGTTAAATTTCCAATGGAAATTTGATCACCCACTTCAACGTTCGAAGTTGTCACGAGACCAGTTGTCGCATTTGTAAGTCGAACCGTGGTCGAAGTCGCGTTTCCATGATCCGAAACGACTTGGAGGTTTACGTTTGAAAGAAGTCCACCATCACCATAATAGGTTGTGACGTAAGCATCACCTGTAACGTTCAAATCTGATTGTACATCCACGTTCCCTGTGACGATGGCGTTAGAAGATACATACGCGTTACCCATAACGTTTAGATCTGTCTGAACATCGACGTTGCCTGTAGTGACAATATTAGAAGTTGCATAGACATTACCAACAATGGTAAGATCTGTCTGAACATCGACGTTCCCAGTAACGACGGCATCCGTCGCGACGTTCAGATTCTGTTGCACATCCACATTACCCGTCGTAACAATATTGGACGAAGCATAGACATTTCCGGTGATGTTAAGGTCCGTCTGAACATCGACGTTCCCAGTAACGACGGCATCCGCCGCGACGTTCAGATTCTGTTGCACATCCACATTACCCGTCGTGACAATATTGGACGAAGCATAGACATTTCCGGTGATGTTAAGGTCCGTCTGAACATCGACGTTCCCAGTGACGATAGCATCCGTCGCGACGTTCAGATTCTGTTGTACATCCACATTACCCGTCGTAACAATATTGGACGAAGCATAGACATTTCCGGTGATGTTAAGGTCCGTCTGAACATCGACGTTCCCAGTAACGACGGCATCCGCCGCGACGTTTAGGTTCGTTTGAACGTCTGCATTTCCGGTGATCACTGCATTAGAAGTTAAATAGGCATTACCCACAACATTGAGGTCTGTTTGAACGTCTGCATTTCCGGTGATCACCGCATTAGAAGTTAAATAGGCATTACCCACAACATTGAGATCTGTTTGAACGTCCACATTACCAGTGACGATAACGTTCGAAGACGCATAGGCATTACCCACAACATTGAGATCTGTTTGAACGTCCACATTACCGGTGACGATAACGTTCGAAGACGCGTAGGCATTTCCAACGACAGTGAGATCTGTTTGAATTTCAGCATTCCCAAGGACATTGAGTTCGGATTGGACCACAACATTGCCCGCGACGACAGCATTCGACGATACGAAGGCGTTCCCAGTGACATTGAGTTCGGAATGGACATCCACGTTTCCAGTTGTGACAATATTAGAGGTTGTATAGACGTTTCCGATGACGTTAAGGTCCGTTTGGACATCCACGTTCCCGGTAACGATGGCATCCGTGAGGACATTCAGATTTGTTTGGACATCGACATTCCCGGACACGTAGGTATCACCTTCAACGTGAAAGTCTGTTGTTGGTGACAGTGTATTGATGCCCACGCGATCATTCACTGTGTCTACGTGCAACGTATCTGTATCTACGGTGACATTACCGGACACGTAGGTTTCACCTTCGACGTGGAAGTCTGTAGAGGGGGTCAATGTATTAATACCCACACGTGAATTTACGGTATCAACATATAAACCATCGGTACCAACTGTTAAATTTGAAGCTATTTTAGCATCACCTATAACATCGAGAGTAGATTGTGGAAATAGTGTGTTAATACCAACACGGTCACTTATTGCATCAACGTGTAATAGGTTTGTATCCACGGATAAACTCGAATTTGTATGAAGATGGCCATGGACACGAACATCTATAAGTTCCCCGGATGGAACAATTGTGGTACTGTTTGCACTACTATCTGTGTGTGCAATAACAAATTCATCAACAGAGTCGCGATACCCGATAGCGACATTTGAACCTGGACGATTCATGATAAACCCCACATCTGATAGGGTATTACCCTTTCCAATTTCTACAATAGCATCCTTGATTGTTGTATTTTCGGTATCAATTGTTGTTAGTGTCCCTCTCACGTCAAGGTTCCCACCTATGACGACATCATCTTGTACGTAGGTATCTCCCAAAACCGTTAGAACGTTAGCACCATTCTCATCAACATAAAACTTTGTTCCGACGTCCAACGTGTGAATGGGTTGAACGTTGGCTATACCAACAACACCTTCTGTTGTGAGTGATGTATCACCTTCAAACTTGATGGTACTCGTGAAGGTATTGCCGATGTTTGCATAGTAATCCACTTCTCGGGGGGCAATGTCGTCACGTCTAAGACCGGTGTCTAAAATTTCAAATGAATTTGGATCGAAACCCGTCATGATCGTGTTGTTGGATGGATCCGACCGAATAGGTTTCATGTAGAGAGCATTCGCGTTACTCGCATTGATTGGTGTATCTGACGCATTGATCACGATCGTATTATCGGCCTGGTCATCATTGTGCCAGCGACCCAACCTGATCTTGGTCCCCCGATCAATAGTGTTCAAGTTCTTCACCATTTACTATAGCATGGTATTTTAATTGGCATAGAGGAGACCGGCGACACCATTGGAGATTTTCAATATGTTATAGTTGACGGCATATATAGGATCCTTGATGGGTAAACGATCACTGAAGATCTTAGCACTGTCGAGACGACTGAAATTTAACGTACCCGTTGGTTGCATCAAGCTTGTGGTCAGACAGAAGCAGAAGAGGAAAAAGTCGGGAGACGTCACAAAGTTTGTGTGGTAATAGTTCATCACTTCGATGAAGTGTGGACGGGCCCACTTGAAGCCATCGATGTCAACACCATTGATGGTAACTTTAACTTTGTTGTCGTAGGCTGTCAATGCACTGTAGTTACTCGTGTTGGAACTCGCGATGTACTTGACGGGGTGATTGAAGTGGAGGTCCTGGATTGTTTCATTGCTTGGTATATTTTTCTGGACTTGGGAAATGAGCATATCATGGTCCCGCATGGCGAAGGTACCTCGCTCTTCATTGTCGAGATAGTAATAGTTACTGTAGGCCGACCACTGATAGTTGGCCGCTTCCGGACCCCAGTGGATACGGATTTCTACGTTGTGGTAATTCAACGCTACCAACGGTAACGCATTCTGAGGACTTTCACAGAAGAAGAATCGGAGTGGGTAAAAATAGGATCGGGCACTGATACCTGGGTGTGTACCATTGGAACTCTTCGAAACATTATTGGCGAAAGTGTCGATGGCAATCTTTTCGGTAAAGATTGAATCCTGTGTATCGATGACCTGACCACCAATCATAAGCTCTACATAGTCGATGAGCTTTGTCCAATCTGGGTGATCAAGAGCTGCGTTATTGTCATCAATGGTGAAATAGGTGTAGCCGAGAAGATCACCAGTCTTCTCGAAGCGGATGGTTGACATGGAATTACCATTCACAGCACCCTGTATCGTTTGTTTTTCGACGGTCTGTGAAAAGTTGGAATGTCTTTTAAACGTCGAACTGAAAAAGGATATTTCAGGCTTTCCCATGATATGTTCATCTTGAGCACCGATGGCGATGAGCTTCACTATACCGGATGACATAGTTACAATAAGGAAAGGTTATTTTAAGTTCGACTTTTTGCATACGAAGCGAATGACAAAAAAGTTATTACCTGCGGAGCCGGGGTTGGTGATCGTAGTCCCATCCTCATCGAGGATACGGAACGTGAGGCGATCGAGAGTTGGGAGGGGGTACAAATATTGTTGAGCGACGAGATAGTCATCCTTAAAGGAAAGTACCTGGTCACCGGAAGTGGCCGAAGAACCACTCACGAGACTGGCGAAGGAGTTTCGTAGGATGGAAAGTCCCGGTTGCGAAGACATGGAAAGGGGTGGGTCCTTGGCTGCCCTGTCAGCAAAATTACTATCGAGTTCTTGGATCGAAACATAACAGTGTTCAGTGGAGTGAACCGTATTAATGCGGGCACCTAACATACGAGCCTGGACGACGTTTCGAAGTGGTGTATTGAGGTACACTGTAAACGTGTTAGCACTCGACTGACCGATCGTATCGACAGTAATGGTGTGGTACTCGTAGTCGAAATCGGGAACATCTGGGCGTACAGCCGTGACCGTAGTCATTTACAATACGCTTAGATTAAAGATCCACCGATCCCGCCTACGATGGCGTAGTTGGCCTGATCGCGAACAAGTTGTTCGGACTTACAGAGACCACCGGGGGTCAGAGACTTGGTGTATGTGCTACCATCCTTGGTGTGACCAGGAGCACACTCGAGCTTATGTTCGAGGTCGAAGAGGGAATCTTCGTTGATGGGCTTGATCTCGATGGACCTGGGCTGGTAGCAGCTGAGTGCGGTACGACGGATCAGGAATCCGATGGCGACGAGGCTGAGGATGACCAGGATAGTGTTACGGTTGAACTTCATTTACTAGTACGTAACATTTTTTAATCAAGTGCGTTAAAGATACTGGTTTAGTTTCATCATAGAGAGTAGATGGACGAAGAGATTATCCTTGATCGGGGTGACACTGAGATCCTTAAACTTGACGAGAATGAGCAGGCGTTGATGGATGAGATCCACATCGCTCCTCCTTCGCGACCAAAGGCCAGACCGCGTCCCATGCACGCAGCGAGGCCTCCTGTTCAACACCAGGAAGAGATTGACGCCTTCGCGAATCCAAACAAGCAGTCAGCCCCTGTCAGGCCCCCCGCTGAAGAAATCGACTACGGTGAATACGATGACTTCCAGGAGGAAGAGGTTGGTGAAACATTCACACAAGAAGAACCTTCTAAGGGCTACAACTCAGTCGATGAGGAAAAGGCTGACCTTCTGAACAAGCTTGCACGCCTGGAGAAGAAGGGTGTCAATACCAATAAACGACTCAACATGTACTCCGGCATCGACGAGATCCGAACTGAAGTGAAGCGAATTACCTATGGTATCGAAGTAGACCAGTCGGTGCGATTTTCGCGTCGTATGCTTGTAGCCTGTGTCACGGGTCTAGAGTTTCTTAATAAGCGATACAACCCCTTCGAGATTCAACTAGAGGGTTGGTCTGAATCTGTGATGGAGTCGGTTGAGGACTACGATACGGTGTTTGAAGAGCTTTACGTGAAGTACAGGAACAAGGTAAACGTTGCCCCCGAGGTGAAGCTGATTATGATGTTGGGTGGTTCCGCCATGATGTTCCACTTGACGAACAGTATGTTCAAGGCTGCCATTCCCAACATGAACGACGTCTTGAAGCAGAATCCAGACCTCGTCAAAAATATGATGTCTGCGGTCCAGAACACGGCATCCCAGGCTCAGCAGCCCACACAGGATTCTGGTGATGGTCCCTATGAGATGAAGGGTCCCGGTGTAGACATTTCTAGCCTGATGGGTGGTATCATGATGCCACCTCCCCCACCCATGAACACCAAACCCTTGGAGTCTGTCAGGGAAGATCCACCCATGATGGACGATGATGATAATGTTTCGGACATCATTTCGATCTCAGGGGAATCCACGGGTGGTGAAGTGAAGGAAGTGAATGTCGCTGGAAGCTCTGGTCGTAAGAGAAGGAAGAAGAAGACTGAAATTAATCTTTAGGTATAGTATAAATGATAGGGTACTGTCCAATAGAGGAGGAGCCTGTCGCTCTCCCACCCAGACCTAAGAAGGTCGTGGTGCCCCAGGAGACAATGGAAGATACAGAGTGTAACTATGTCGTTATGTTTTTCATCGTGGGTGTATTGACACTCGCGTTGATGGATACGTTGGAATAATTGTAATTCGTTTTTGCCACGAGTATGTAATATTCATGGGAAAAAAGAAATGTTTACTTAACCTTTTCGGAAAGTTCCTTGACTGCCTCGATCAAGAGACCAATGAGACCATGATAAGAGACGGCATAATAGCCATCATCCCCCGTATGTACAGTTTCTGGGAGAATCTTTAGAACTTCCTGTGCGATGACACCGACCGAAGGTTTATCATTAATCATGTAGGTACACCCCGAAATCTGTTTAACCTTTTCGAGTGCGTTCGGAATGTGACTAATTTCCGTCTTAAAACGTTTATCCGAAGGGATGATGAAATCGGATGCCTTCAGGGTACTACTGAAAGACCCAGACGTACCAATTAGAGAATCACCAAGGGTTGTCTCTCCAGAAGCCTGTAAAGTCCCCCCGAAAGATGCGTTACTTCCCGTTGTTAATACACCAGAAGCCTGTAAAGTCCCCCCGAAAGATGCGTTACTTCCCGTTGTTAATACACCAGAAGCCTGTAAAGTCCCCCCGAAGGACGCGTTTCCGTTAGACGCCGATATAGTAGCTTTTACAGTGTCGTTTGAATCTTTTATAGTAAGGTCCCCCTTTGTAGTAAGGCCGCCATTAGTACTTAAACCAGCATTAAAAAAGCCATTACCATCCCGTGCTATTGATGCATTGACATCACTAGGCTCGTCCCCATTCTTTATATGAATACCCCCCTGTACAATTATAGTATCTGAAGTAATACCTGGGTTTATGATCACCTTTCCGGAAGTCTCAGTACCATTTTTAATCGTCAGTATACCATCCACATCTAGAGTGTTGTTAATCTGCATCTCACCGGCGAAGGAAGATGTACCATCACTGTTGATGTATGCGTATAGGGATTCATTCGTATCTTTCATACGAAACGACCCAAAAACGTCTATATCCGTATTACAATCAATCGTGTCAACCTCAAGATGTCCCTGGAACGAAGCGTTACCATCTCGACTGATATTGATTTTTTTTAAAGAATCAGTGTCAATCATCTCGAAACTCTGACCGGTCACGGAAATCTTATCTTCGAATCTCGCTACACCGGTAAAGCTTGACGTGTTATCCACGATAACGGACCCACCGAAAGAAGACGTAGAAGGGAATAGAACTTTAATACCACCAACAAATGAAGAATGACCTTGAACGTCGAGTTCATTGTTAATCAGCATCTTACCAGCGAAGGAAGATTCACCACCCTTATTGATGTATGCGTATAGGGATTCATTCGTATCTTTCATACGAAACGACCCAAAAACGTCTATATCCGTATTACAATCAATCGTGTCAACCTCAAGATGTCCCTGGAACGAAGCGTTACCATCGTTGTGGATGTAGATATTTTCAGTTGAACCGTCATCGCCATACATCGCAAAACTCTGGCCATACACGAAGGCATTCGCATCGATGGTCATGTTCCCACCGAAAGAAGACGTGTCCACAATTTCTAATGTATCGTCAACCTGTACGGCACCCGTAAACGAAGACGTTCCACCAACTTCTAGATTTCCGCCAATATCTATATCGCTTAAGAAGGATCCAGTTCCGTCATTATGAAGTTTGATCTTGACTGCAGGACCGTTACGTACGATAAAACTCTGACCATACACGAAGGCGTTCGCATCAATGGTCATATCCCCCCCAAAGGACGACGTGTCCGCAATTTCTAGTGTATCGTCTACCTGCATAGCACCCGTAAACGACGACGTTCCACCAACTTCAAGAGTTCCCGCAATTTCAATGTCACCACCAAACGAACCATTACCGTTGGTCTCAAACAGGATCGTATCATTGTTGACACTGATATTGGTCGTCGCGTGGACGTTCCCGTCGATGCCTCGTAGAAGAGTAGATTGTACAACTTCCTTTGTAAGGTCGTTATAGCCCATGATGTTGATGGTGTTACTATCATCCGTTTGTATGGGTGCAATAACGAGAGTATCTCTTCTAATCGCATTAAGTTGATTACCAGTGGCATTTATAACCGTCGATCTATCCGTGTTATCTCCCAGCTCTTCCGAAGTGTAATTTTGCGAATTAAAGCCTATACCAATAGAATAATCACCAATATTACGTCCGGATGTAATACCCAATACAGTAGCTTGCACACCGACACGATCCTGACCGGATCCGGATCCTAGAACGATATTACTCGTGGTTGTAATACGATTTTTCAGATCATTGACATCATCCTGCAATGCCTGCCCTTCTTGAAGAGCGGTAAGAGCTGGCTGAATAGTTGTTTGTAGTTCAGATATATTGGAAAAATTATTGGCGTCGTTCCCTTGTAAAATGCTAACATTCGAAAACGTCCCATCGAGAATGACGGTATTGGACAACTGGTCCGCGACTACACCATCGATGCGCCCAATATTAGAATCTACGATTTCCTGTAAGATGGTTATATTCGAAAAATTATTTGAAACGATGATGCTGTTGGAAAGGTGTACTTCTTCGAGTATTTCGATACGATCAACATTGTCAGCGTGATCACTTTGTAACGTCAGGAGAAGTGGGCTATAAATATTCTGTATACCACCCCCGACAATTACACCCCCCAAAAAGTTCTCCAATTGTAGGATATTACTCTGTGCGACGGTGATGTTCGAGAAGTTGTTAGTGGTCAAAGCTTCCAGATTCGATGTTCTCGTGAAAAGTTCCTTCGTGTCACCAACATCTACCGTTGTAGCACCCTTGGCGACGACTGTTCGTTCACCACTATCATCGAGAACGTTATAGATGATTTCTCGAACTTGAGGTGTTTTACCAACCATGGTTTACTATATTAGTTTCCGAATAAAATTCCAGCCATTCCGTCCTGGATACGCAACACGTTATAGTTTACGGCATAGATTCGAATGTCTTCACCCGTTCGCTCAGTACCGAGAACAGTATCACGAACCTGTAGCCGGGCATTATCTAAACGACTGAAGTTGCATGAACCCGTAGACTTGTAGTCTGAAGCGTTTGTACAGAAATGGTACGCATAGTACCGAGTATAGAATGGTGTGTTGTACAATTCGTGAAATGCAGAAATACCAAAATCAGAATGAAAATAATTTTGTACTGTATGAAAATACGTCGGTGTCATAGCCTCGAAAAGATGTGTACCGTTCAATAATATGTCGGCCGAGTCAAAGGTGAATCGATCTTCAATCACGTTACTGGATTTGGTGGGTATCCCAAAGAAGAGTGACTTCACTGGGTGATTGAATTGAGAAAGATCATAGTCGTTGTACCCTGGTGCGAGCTTCTCCTTGATCGTCTGCGTCTGTGTGATGATGAAATCCAATTTGGTGGATGTGAATCGTTTACGTTCTGGAGCATCCAAGTATACGTAGTTACCATACAGCTTGGCAGAGAATGGTGTATCCATGTTTTGTTGGAAGTTTACCCGTACTTCCACCTGGTGATATTGAAGAGCCACCATGGGAATGTAGGAACTTTTATTGTTGAAAAAGAAGGTCAAGGGGATAAAGTTTGTGTTGTTGACGGAGCACTTATTGTTAATCTCCTGAGACTTCGTGTATGTGTCTGCGAGGTAATTCTGATAAACGTCACTCATAAAGTCAAAGGGTTGAGAATCGACTCGTTGACCACCGATGTACAGATCAATCGTCGAACCCTGGAACCCTTCAACCAGGTTCGTACCTTCAAACCATAGACCCGTGAGTAGATCACCATTTGTGGGAATGACACACGAATCTTCAGCTAGAGAAAACTCTTTAATGAGTTTAGGAGCTTGAGCAAAGTTTGTATGTCTCGTATACTTTGACGTGAAAAGGGAAGTTCCTTCACCACTCATGTAATAGACATCTTGAGCACCCTTGGAAACAAGTTGAACGAGTGCACCAGACATATCTATTAGATGTGTAGATTATAAAAATTGACACTTACCCTGAAATGGGTTCACTTCTTCCTTATCCTCGACTGCATCGATTCTAAATCCACCCTGTTTATAGACCCGTAGTCTTTTCTTGTACATAGCAAATAGTATAGACCAGTGGTCGACGATGTCGTAGATGTGAGGATTGTTATTCTTACCTGGCGTCTCTCGCATGACACGCCCTATTGACTGTTGTATGTCAGACTTTGGGGTTGCCAAAATGACTGTGTCGAGAGTTGGAATGTCCAAGCCTTCGTGAGCCTGACTGAAGGTTGCGAAAATGATCTTCTTCTTCGATGATGCTTCGAGATCAGCCTCTTTCATACCCCCCATATAGAGTCCCGAGCTTTTTGGGAAGCACTGATGGAGAAATTCACAGTGCTGTCGACGATCACTTAGTACCAAGAGTTGTCTGGTCCCTTGTGAAGCTTTTTTTACCAGGTTGACAAGCATCGTGTTACGATCTCTATGTTCGACAAGTTCAGTGATCATGTTGACAAGTGACAATTGTCCATTTCGTGTACAGGGTGGTGGATTCTTAAACATTGGACATTCATATTGAACGGAAAAAACTTCAACCTGTTCTTGATTCTGACGTTCAACTGCGAAAAATGTTGGACCCATGAACCAATGAAGTACCTTGCTTAGACCATCCTTTCGGACAGGTGTGGCAGACAATCCAAATATATGTCGAGGACACATCTTGAAAAGACTTTGACTAAAGACCTTAGCACAAATATGGTGAGCTTCATCCACGATGACCGTCCCGATACTATCAAAGTCACTGAAGGAGTACTCTTTGAGAGACAAGGACTGAAGCATCGCGATGACAAAGTCGCATTCAACCTCCTTTTTATTTTGTTGAACAACACCTATTGTTGCTTCTGGACAAAACTGTTTGATACGTTCACGCCATTGATCTGCCAGAAACTGCTTATGGACGATGATCATCGTTCTGTACCCGAGTGTACATGCTATGGCCAAGGATACCGTCGTCTTCCCATAGCCACA